TTTTTTTATTTTTTCATTTTCTTCAGGTTGTGCATTATAACTTTTGCTCTGGCCTCTCTAGTCTATCGGCCACGAGCTCATGTAATATATTTTTTTCAAAAAAGACGCAAGTCCTTTTTTATATTTTTTTTTAATTTGCCAAATTCTCAAACGAGTGCCAAAAGGACTTCACCCCTGGAGGTGGATGGGATGGAAATTGGCAGTGCTGAATTAGATAGGCTGCTACTCTCTTTCGTTTGGGGCTACCAAAAAAAATATGGCTCCAGCTTTTACAATAAAGAGGATCTCTACTGCGAAGCGCGCCTTGCGGCCTATCTTGCAATAAAAAACTACAAAGAAAAGAAAAATACGAAGCTAAAAACATACATCATAACCTGCATTAAGAATCATTTTTCCAATCTGGCTAGAAAACAAAGAACAAGTAAGATTATTTATCTTCAACCCAAAGATCTTCTTCATTTCGATATTCCTAAAGCTGAAAACACTTATTCTGATTTTGATTTCCATAGCACGCTGCACAATCTTCTTTCTTATGAGGAATTTGAAATTTATCAAATGTATCTTGTTGATGGATACACCCTTCAGGAAATAGCAGATTTAAAAGGAGTTGAGATATGGAAGGCTCATCGAGATTTTTCTCGCATACTGCAAAAATACAAATCACACGTCGAGAACCTGATTTCATAACAAAAGATCATATTGATCGTGTTTTGGCATTACATGATCGAGCCTGCATGAAAGTTTTATTTCTCGACAGACTCAAAGAGGCCAAAAATGAGGAAAAAAGAAATCTTCGAGAAAGAATTGATAATTTAAGTGAATTTATTGAAATATGGAACACTTGGCGTGATTTTTATTTTGATGCTGAACCGATACAAATTAAAACAAAAGCTCAAGCAACTGTCTGCGAGAAGATTGTAGAGCTTGTTGAAGCGAAGGGCTACAATCTTGCCATTTTTATAGCTTGCACGCACAAGGCTTTTCAAAAAAGAAAGTTTCGACCAGGCTTTAGCGACAATCTTGCTCATGGAGAAGAGCATTACGAAAGACTTTATGAAGATGTTTTAGCAGATATAGAAAGAAAAAGCTATGAGGAGTCGGCATTGTGAGTGAATTAGGATTTTCTTTTTCTGAATCCTTTCAAGATTCAATGCTTGCTATGATGCTAAAAGATGTCGGCTTTTGCATGAAGGTCATAAGCTACATCCCTGAAGAAAGGCTATATTCAGAAAAGCAAAAGTATCTTTTCAAGCTCATTCAAAATAAAATGAAAAAAGATGGGACCATTTTATCTTTGATCGAAGCAGAAGATAATCTAAAGCGCGTCGATCGCATCAAAAGAGGTCCTTTGAAAAAATACATTCGGTACATTTTCAATTTAGAAGTAGAAGACAAAGATTTCGTCAAAGACCGTTTAACTGATTATGCAAGGAAGAATGCTTTTATTTCTATTTTCATGGAAGCTCAGACTCTTTGGAATGCCAAAAAACACTCTGATGCTTATGAAAAAACCTTCCAAGGCATTGTTGGCTTATATGGAATTGATTTCAAAGATGATGCAATAATCCGCATCAAAGATTTTGAAGACATAAGAATGGCCCATGTTATTCAGAACATGGACAACGAAAAGAAAATTCCAACAAGAATTCCTGATCTTGATAATATTCTTCGAGGCGGCCTTGAAAAAGGAGAGCTTGGAATTCTTTTAGCTGAGCCAAAGAAGGGAAAATCTCTGGGACTTCTTCATATGGGAGCTTCGGCTCTTATGTCTAGGTCTGGCCGAGTTGCTCATTTTGTTTTAGAAGGTACGACGACTCAATCAGTTTTACGCTATCAATCACGACTCTCTGGAATTAGATATCACGATCTTGAGCAGGATAATTTGAATATTGAGCAAAGAGAAAAGCTAAAAACACTAGATAAGCTCTATATGAATAGGCTTGATCTTATTCCATTTAACAAGCATTGGAGTTACACAGTTTTAGATATCGAAGCAAAGATTAGAGAGCTTGAATCCATTGGAAGAAAGCCTGATCTTATTATCATTGATTATGCTGATCTTCTAAAGCATAGCAATGGCTCAAAGATGGAGAAAAGAATCGAGCAAGCTGAAATTTACAGAGATATCAAAAGGCTTGCCATGATAAAAGATGTTGCCATTTGGACTGCAACACAGGCGCAAAGACCCAGAGACGAGCCTGATAAAGTTGGTCTTCTCAGAGCGCAAAATGTCTCCGAGTGCTACGAAAAAGTCAGAATTGCAGATATTATTGCTACGCTCAATCAGACTCCAGATGAGAAGAAGAAGGGTATTTTGAGATTTCATATCGACATTTATCGCTCTTCTGATGCGGACAAAACCATTCATTTGCTTGTAGATTTTGAACGTATGATTTTTTATTCAGCTAAGGGTGGTATTGCAGATAGAGAGAAAGATCTTTCTTTCAAATGGATGAAGAAAAAAAGATGAAGTTCCCAAATTTTGACATTGAGATCTTCCTAAAGGAAAGAAACAGAGAATATAAAATTCATAACTCCTACGATCACGTCGAAGTCGCCACAAACTGCCCAATGTGTCAACGCAGGGGAGAGCCAACGCCAGATACAAAAAAGAAACTTTGGATTAATCCAAAAAATGGACGCTTCATTTGCTATCGCTGCTCTTGGTCAGGTGATTTCATTGACTTGATTCGAGGCTTTGATAAGTGCTCGCTATATTCGGCAATAAAAATTTTAAAAGGCAAGCCTTTGGATCCTTTTGAGAATCTCAATCTATTTCTTGAAATAGAAAATTTTGAAATTGATGATAAGCCAATAAATAATCTCAAAGAGATTGAGCTTCCTTATGGATACAATGCAATATCAAGGCCCCATCCTTATCTCAAAGAAAGAGGAGTCCCGCTTGAATATGCTATCGAGCATGAGTGGGGTATTTCAGATGCAGGCTACACAAAAGATCGGTTGATTGTTCCATTTTATATGGAAGATAAGCTTGTCTTTTGGCAGGCTCGGGCCACATGGGAAGATCCTGATAATGAGAATTTCAAAAAAGTGCTAAATCCATCGGGTGTATCTGCAAGGCATATTTTATATAATTATGATAATGCCATTGAATATGATGAGATCATTATTGCAGAAGGCTTCATGGATGCTTGCAAAATTGGCGAAGATGCGATTGCGACGAATGGGAAAAATCTTCATCCCCAGCAGGTAGAGCATTTGATACAAGCAGGAGTAAAAAAAGTAATTCTTTGCTGGGATGCTGATGCATGGAGCGATGGCGCAAGGAAAAAGAATAAGCTATCATCAGTTCAAAAGGCTACAGATTTGCTCCGATTATGGGGGATAAAAGTCCGAGCGGCGCGGATGCCGGAAGGAAGGGATCCAGGGAGCTTCCCATATAATTCCGAAGAATTAAGAGCCATAATCAGAGAGGCCAAAGAGCCACGTTTTTAATTTATTATGAGAGAATTTTTTATCAGCTCCCCTACAGATTTCTTAGATATCAGATTTCTTAGATAATCTTTTTTGGGCAGATACCAATGCCTTGGATTCCTCTTTTTCTTCTTCTTTTTTTTGAAGATTTGGCTCTTCGAAATTGAAATCAAAATTAAAGCTTTTTGAGAATTTCTCTTCAATAAAAGATTTGAATTCCGGATTGGCCCTCATCGTAATTGAGATCGACTTTTCTCCAGTATTTTTTATTATTTTTTCAATATATTTTGATGGAAGTATCTCGGAAATTTTTCCAGCTGGAAAATTCCCAGCTGACACAAGAATTTCTACAGATATGATTCCATTTTTCACGAGCTCGATTAGAGCATCTTTATCTATTTCTTGCTCTTCTCTCTCTGAATAGATAATCATTCCATGATCTGTCGTGACGCCCTTGCCAGCTGTGCAATCAAATTCATCATCATTATTTTTTAAATAATTTTCGATTTCTTTTTTGCTCTCCTTAAAAGATTTATTGAAGAGCTCGCTCATCTGCTGATGAGAAAATGCCTTAAGTGCCAAGGTATTTAATTTTTCTGGTATTTTTGTTGTCATATTTGCATCTCCTTTTTGTTACGCCTCATTTTTAATTATAAAAGATCATATCTATTTCATTGCAAATTAAGATTTGGTTGACACTAAAAAAAATGTATTGCATCATTTTATATTATTTTATAAGATAAAATCATATAAAGCAAATAGGCAAAAGCAAAAGGAGAGAAAATGTATCAATCAGAAGAAAATGGATTCAAAATATTCGCATCAGATGAAAAAATCACAATATATTGGGGGGAGTGGATTTATCATATCTTCTATTACTATTCCATAGATGGTATATCTCTTGAAGATTATTATGTCGACAGCAACTTGGATATTATTGATACAATTCGAGTTGAAGCTCACGGAGAAGAATATGATCTGCCTTCAGATATTCTCAATCAGCTTTCCATAAAAATAGAAGATATAATTTTTGATATAAAGCAATTATTAGATAATAGAGCCATAGAATGCGCTCTAAATTCAAGATTTGAGGCAGCAATGCAAGATATTAATTTCTGGAGTAGCAAATTATAAAAATAAGGGAGTATTGATTGGAGTAAAAAAATGAAAAGGAAAACAGAAAAGCATACGAATGCGAGACTTTTTACAATGAAGTTACATCAATTTCATTGGGATTGTATCGAAAATGCCAAAAGAGCATTAGAATTAAATAATCTAAGTATTGATTCGATCCCCTATGCCCAAGTCATCGAGACTCTATTAAATATGGGCATGAAAGTATTCTCAAAAATTTATGAAAAGCAGCTCAAAGAAATTGGATTTGATTATGAAAAGGAGAAGGAGAAGATAACAAAGAGAATAATATCATATTAAAATAAATAACTCTTGAGCTCCTGCAATCTCAAATATAAATGATCTTCCTAGTGTGTGCCTAAAAAAATTAAATTCAACTCTTTTGAAAGATTGAAATGAGATATCCAAAGAAAATTATCACTAAAAAGCTTCTTATGAAATTTTGTGATGAGAATGGTATCTTTTATCCCAAAAAAGCGAGCTTAAAATTTCTTAAAGCCTCAATCTATAGATTTATAAGTAATGGCTCTAAAAGCTCTGCAAAGAATTGCTTTGGATTTTGGGAAGATGGCAATAGCGAATGCTCATTTTGTAAATTCGAAGACAAATGCTTCAAATTTTCAATCGGAGAAGATAGAATTATTTACGAAAAAGCTCTCAAAAGGGTTGCAAAAAAAGAAGACGAATGGTTTTAAGTTAAATTTTCAAGATTTTGTGGTTCTCCTTTTTGTTTTGCTTAAGACATATAAATAATAAAAGCCGCCACAGATCTTGAAATGCCCCCCCCAAAAAATAGAATCTAAAAGATTCTTTTTTGGGGGGGATTTCTTTTATCTTTATCAGGTTGTACAGTATAACCTATATGCCGAGCTATTTTGAAATAGGTGTCTTCACGATAATGATTTTTGCTATTTGGATTTTTGGAAGAGCTATTTATGAAGCTTGGAAAGATGGTCGGCACGATTATAAAGATTTTTGATTTTTAATTCGTTTCTTCGGCCTATAAAATCCAGATATAATTAAATGCTTTTTTACCATCTCTCGGCCTATTGGGATGCTGAAATAGCGAGAAGCAATCCTAGCAATTTTATCTAATGATCTATTGTTGCCGAGCCATTCCTCAATACAAAATAATCTTACATCTTCTGAATAACGCATTACATTATCTGATCTTTGATTTCTTTCTTTGCCAACAATTTTCTTGGAATAAAATCCTTTATCAAAGAGCTTGATTTTCACAATCGCCTTGCGAACATGAACCAAACTAATACCAAGACTTTGGGCTATTTGAGGCTGGCTTAAAGTTCCAAGCAAAGACTTTATTTTTTGAATATGCTCATCAGTAAGTATATTTTTCTTCATGATCTGTATTTAGAATTTAGATCATTTATATATAGCAAAAAAATAAAGAAACGATACGATAAAATAAATGAATGAAAAAACTCTGCTCAGTCTGTGGGGGGACTGTCCCAAGAGATCGTCACAAGCATGGCGGCAAGTATTGCTCTCAAGTCTGTGAAAAGTCTGATCTTGGATATGCAAAAAATACAGAGCGGAAAAAGATTAGAAAAGCACTGATTGAGGCTGGCACTGCTTACGCTCCGCCACCGCCAGATCCAGCCAAACACCTTGTCTCCGGCTACCCGATTCTTGTAATCGGAGATGTTCACTGCCCAATGCAGTGTCCCTATTGGATTGAAAAAGCTCTTGAAGCAGCCGAAAAATTTGAGTGCAAAAACTTAATTATCAATGGAGACTTGATTGATGCCAACCAAATCAGTCGCCACATGGGCCAAGAATTCAGACGAAAAGCCACGCTTGAGGACGATATGGATGCTGCTGAAAAATTCATGCAGCTCATGTGCGAGCAGTTTGACGCTGTATATTACACACTTGGTAATCACACTGCTAGAATGATTCACCGTTTCAATGGTGAGCTGTCCATTCAGCGGCTTTTGAAAATGATCTACGATTCCCCGAAAATAATCCCGACACAAAAGACATGGATGAAAGTAAACAAAAACACCCGAGTGCTTCACCCACGATCTTATAGTCAAATTCGTGGGAAACTCACAGCCGACCTTTGTCAATTGTATCAGCAACATATCGTAACTGGACACCATCACCACAGTGCTACGACTGTAAGCAAAGATGGAAAGTGGCAAGCCATTGAGGTAGGCTGTCTAGCAGATATAGAAAAATTTAGTTACGTTCAAGACCACATGGGCAATCATCCTCACATGATGAATGGATTTGCCATCATCATGCCCGACGAAACGTTTTTAAACTTCAACAAGTTTACGCCTTGGAAGGTATATGGTCTTTAATTTATTTCATCATCAACTGGAACTATATAGTTGCCAAATTCTGAAACAACTTTGGCTTCTATTCCTTGATAATCGCCTTGATCGCAAAAGAATTTTTGCAAAAATTCTAAAAGC